TTCTAATGCAATAGCTAATCAGCAAATTGCAAGTAATCCTAACCTTAGGAATGCTGTTGGTGGATTAAATAAAAAACAATTAAAAGAATTTAATTTATATGCAGCAGCTAAAGCAGAACTTGATAATGCCAGCAGGGGTATGACAACCAGTAAAACAGTATCTGAATTACAATCTATTGTTAAACAATACGACACACAATACTCTAAAAACTTTCAATCATTAAATAGTTATTATCACGACTTAGCTGATTGGTTATATTTAGGTGGAAAAATAGATAAAACTACACGAGATAGATGGGTAACAGACAATAATTATATTAGGGTTCAACGCAATATGGATGATTATATAAATGCTAATTATGGTGGAGGACCTGGTTCGTCATCTGGTAAATCTCAATTCTTTAAAAAACGCACTGGTTCGCAAAGAGAAGTATTGCCATCAGACATTACAGCATTAGAAACAACTCAACGAGTAGCTGCCGAAACTACTAAAAATCAAGCTGCTACAGATATTATTTACAGTCTTGCACAGGGTGGTATGGTTAAAAATTTAATTGATTCGGACAATGTATTATTTAGACAAAAAGTATGGAGTTTTTTAAAGGATACTAAGGGAATTAAAACATTTATTGCTAATGAATTGAGAAGAAGTTCTCGTGAATTACGAGTCATTCAAACTGAATTAAATAGACTCAATAAGGCTGGATTACAAGAATCATTGCAAGGTGCTCAACCAAGTATGGCTGGATTAAACCCTAATTTATTGCCCAAACTTAACACTAGAGATGTAAGAGGAACTATCAAATCACTTATTGTTGAAGACCCTGCTAAATTAAAACGTATTAGGGATATGATTGCACGCAGAGACCCTAAAGCTGCTGCACTGCTTGATAGGGTGTCGGCCTTAAAAGATGAATTAAGCGTAATTAATCAAGCTCGTTCTCAAGCCTACCAAGAAGCATTAAATGCTGCAGATTCACCTACAGCACGCAAAAACACTGTACGAATCACCGTTAATGGCGTGGTTGAAGTATGGGAAGTTCCTGCAGATGTTAAAAAAGCAATGGACAATATTGCACCATATAAATTAGGAATTATAGGTAAAATAGTAGCTACTCCTAAAAGATATTTCCAAGCTGGCACAACTGGTATTAATCTTCCATTTGCAGTTTTTAACTTTGTAAAAGACCAAAGCACATCTGGTATTAATTCTAAAAATGTATTTGCTACTCATAACCCATTTTCAATATTTAGTGGATTAAAAGAAGCAAACAAAGATTTTTATGCATCTGTTGGTGTACCAATGGAAAATGATGCTTTATGGAATAAATTTTTATCTGTAGCTGGCAATACAACTCAATTTGATGCATTAAGAAATGTTAAAAATGCTAAAAAAATGAGTAGAGAAATACGTCTTGGAGAACGTGGAAAGATTGCCAATTCATTGTTATCGCCAATAAATACATTAGAAAATTTTGTAAGTATTACTGAAAAAGCCACTAGATTCCAAAATTTTAAAGGAATTTATAACGATGTATTGAAAACAACCAAAAACAAAGATGAAGCATTAAAACAAGCAACATTAGCTGCTTGGCAAAACTCAGTAGACTTTAATAGAATGGGAACTTGGGGTAAAGCTATTAACTTAGTAATACCTTACTTTAATGCTGGTATACAAGGCTCAAGACAACTTGTAACTACCTTTAAAACTAATCCCTTAGGTGCATTTGCAAAAACTATGAGTTTAGTTGGATTGCCTTTACTTGGATTAACAGCTTATAACTTATCAGACCCACAAACTCGTGAAATATATAACAATATACCAGATTATGAAAAACAAAATAATTTAATAGTAATATTGCCCAATGCTGCATTAAATGACAGGGGTGTATATGAAGGAATATTAAAAATACCTATGCCACAAGGATATGGTGATTTAATGACTCCAGCACGTAGATTATTGGAAAGTTATGTAAATAAAGAGCCAGTAGATGGTGCAAAAATTGCATTAGATATATTTAATTCCATTTCGGGTCCAGCTCAACTACAATCAGGAAATCAATTAATATCAGGATTAACACCTCAAATAGCAAAACCAACCTTGCAGCAAATTGCTAATAAAGATTTTTACACGGGTAAACCAATAGTTCCTGATTATATTAATGAATCTACTGACCAGTACGGAAATAAAATTCCAGAATCTCAAAAAGCTTATAAAAATCAATCTGGTTCAGTAAGAATATTAAGTGAAATTACGGGTCAATCTCCTATAAGAGTGCAAAAATTTATTACTGATACTTTTGGCAAAACATCTAATAATGTTATTAATGCACTTGATAATACTTTAGCAGCAGGTGGAATAATTCCTCAAGAACAAATTGGTGGTAGTTCCGTATTAACTGATTTTCAAAAACGTGTGTTTCAAGCACAGTCTATTGAAAACTTTAACAAAAGTGAAGGTCAAAAATATTACGATAATATTAAAGAAGTTACTCAAAATATGACTAAAAATGAATTAGAAGCATTTAATACTATTCATCCTACAAAGAAAAACTTTTTAGGTGATATTATTTATAATGCAGATAGTACATACAATCCAATTATAAAATTAGGTATTTATAATCAATTCCCTAAAGTTTACCAAGCAGATAAAAAAATGAATGAGTTAAATGTTGCATCGGGCAATCCCAACAATCCGTTTTTTGACTTGCCATTTGATTATGCTAGAAAAGTTCTTGAAAAAGATGCTCTTCCTAAGGGTGCAAAAGACCCTGAATTAGACAAATTATATAATCAAGAATGGTTTGTAGATTTTAAAAAAGCTAAATCTGATTATTACAATGAACTTAAAGCCAATGCAGAGGCTGCTGGGCGTCCATTTGCAGCAAGTGACAATCCATATCCAGAAGCATCTAAAGAACTTCAATCAGTTATGGACCAATACAGTGCACTTCGTAAAGGAACTGGAGAAAGAAGTGCCTGGATTAGAAGCAACCCACAAGCATTTGAAGCTATGAAAAATTATTGGGCTAACATTGATAATTGGCAAAATGTTGAACGTGCTAAACGTGGATTAGCTGCAACCGAAGGTGCTGCAGGAGTAGCTGCTGGATTTGCAACTGCAACTGATACAAGTTCATCACAAAATAAACGTTTCCCCAGATTCTATATACCAGGTGGAGTTAAGGTATCTAAGCCAGGTGGATTAAAAGTACCACAAGGTCGTGGCAGGGTAACAATTAAAAAACCTGGTAAAATTATTGTAAAAACCACTCAAGGATAGTACAATCAAATAAAGCCGAGTAACAAAAGCATTGCAGGCAGGAGATATTTCCTGTCTGTATTTTTATAAGGAGAAACAATGGCAACAATTGGATTAACTGAATCAGACCTACAAGATGCAATACATACTTTGTATGAAACAGACGCAACAACTCCTGCTTCAACAGATGATGATTATTTAATACGCAGAAGATTAATTAACATTTCTATTAATCGTTGGGAAAATAATATGGGTACACTATGGAATGAACTATGGACTAATACGTCAGTAGTTTCTACAGGTGCAACTCTGACTATTGCAACAGATGATACTACATACGCAGCACCAACAGCATTTTTATTTCCAGGTGGTTATGTATTAATAATGAATGGAACCGAAGAAAGCTCAAGAATCGCTGTTATTAAACCAGAAGAAGCTCAAATTTACAGAGACACTCAAGCCGCTTATTTTACAGGCAACCCTAAAAATGGATACGTACTTAATTTAACTCAAAAACCTACTAGCAGTATTAATGGCTTTACTCTTAAATATGATTATTATAAACGTGCTGAAGCAATAAGTGATACTACTGATGTTGCAGAAATGGCAGACCCTTACTACATAGTTTATGCAGTAGTATCTGAACTTCATAAAGGTGATAACAACATAACTCTATATCAATCTGCACTACAAGAAGCAGAAGAAAGATTGCGACAAATGGTAGTTAAAAATACATTATATGGAAACTATCAAGACCACGGATTGCAAGACCAGCAATTTATTAACACGGGTGCAAGATTTGGGGCTTAGATGGCACGTGATATCAAAATCTCTACAAGTGGAAATTTACCAGAAACTCGAATCAACATTAGTACATTTCGAAAGGGTTTGGTTACTTTAACCGATGAATCGTTACTACCATTTGATGCAGCAAAAGAATCTAAAAATTTGTTTCAAACGATGGATGGGCGTTGGACTCCACGTTGGGGCAGTGATTATTACGGTGCTACTACTTCAGCTACTTTGTATGGTGCTGCAATATTTACTACATCTAACAAAGTTAATTACTTAGTTGTAGCATCTGGTACTGCAATTAAATTTTCAACTAACAATGGTGCTACTTGGACTACTTGTACAGGAGCATCTATAACTGCTGGTAACAAAGTATATTTTCAACAAATAGGTACCTATCTTTATATAGCTAATGGTGTAGACAATTTAATACGTTTTGATGGTACTTCGGTATTATTGCCTTTTGCTTCAATAAGTTCTCCATCAGCACCAACTGCCACAAGAACTGGATTAGGTGCTACACCTTATACTGCTTCATATAAAATAACAGCAGTAAATGGTGTTGGTGAAACTGCAGCATCTACTGTTGGAACTACAACTGTTTCTAAAACTAGAGACAATTGGACAACGGGAACTGATTTTATAACTTTGACTTGGACTAAAGTAACAGGAGCTACTGCTTATAATATTTATTATAATGATGATACCAATGGTGGAACACAACATTACTACATAGGTTCAGTATTGCAACCAGCTGGAGCCACAGCTTCTTTTACTGACAATGGTGAAGATAATCAACCAGCAAATACTTATGTTACTGCACCTGCTGGAGATACTACAACTGGTCCAAAATTTGCCCAAATGGAATTGTCGGGTAATAGATTATGGGCTACCCTAGACCCCAACAATGCATTTAGAGTTTATTGGAGTGGTGCTGGTTCAGATATAGGTTCGTTTTCTGAATTTACTGGTGGTGGATATATTGATTTAGAAAAAGGCGGTAGAGAACGTCCCACTGCAGTAGTACATTATCGTGATGGTAAGGGTGGGGCATTTGCTACTGTATTTACTTCAGACAATGAAGGTAAGGGTTCTACTTGGCAAATATCATTAGACACTGTAACTGTTGGCAATGTATCATTTGCAGTTCCTACAGCCATTAAAATAGTAGGTTCAATAGGTTCTAATGCTCCATTGTCAGTAGTTAAAGTCAGAAATGATATTCAATTCTTTAATAGAAGTGGTTGGTATTCATTACGGTCTAAAGCACAAATGTTAAACTTACTCTCAACTGATGAGATTAGTGGAAATATTCGTCCTGACATTGACGGTATGACAGGCACTGCAATCAATAATGTTTGTGCCTATTTTTACAAAGCTAAGGTGTTTTGTTCAATGCCTTATGGTAACAGCACTAATAATACAATCTATGTAAATGATACAGAGAGACTTAATTGGTCTGGGCCTTGGACACTTGGTGTAGAAAGATTTTTTGAATATACTGATAGCTCAGGAAACAACCATTTATTAGCAGTTCCCGTTGATGGACAAAGATTAATAGAAATATCTGATGCTATTGAAGGTGATTTGGGAGTGGCATTTGAAACTAAATATGTATCAGGACTGTATCCAGTAGATGCAGATAGAAATGCTTTTGCAAAAATACGTTATGTTTATTTTGAATTTAACAATCCTGTAGGAGATATTAATATTACTGTTCTTGGTACAGAAAAGAAAAAAGGATACTCAAATCTTAAATCAGTTACAATATCAGATACGGTATCAAATGCTGGTTATGATACTCAAGCATTTTCTAGTTCACCATTTTCCGATACATCAATAACTCCTACTACATTTGCTCAAGCTTCAGTTAAAAAAAGAATTAGAGTAAATAAACTGCTTAATAACATACAGTTTGTTATTACTACTAACTCAACAGCTAGTCATTACACATTATTAAATATTCAGGCTAAGGGGTTCATTATTCCAACAGGCGACCCACAACGCTGGAAGAGTTTAACTTAGGAGTATTATGGCAGCAGCAAACACAGACAAGTTTAAAAAAGCTAAAAGGAGATTCTCAACTACTATAGATGTTGGCGGAGTAGGCAGTGGTGCCACTTCAATTCCACTAACTTCAACTACAGGGCTTGATACAGATACTGCTATAACTTTAGTATTAGACCCTGGTTTAACTACAGAAGAAGTAATAACTGGTGTTGTGTCTGGAAACAATATTATTAACTCGGTTAGAGGAAAAGAAGGCACAACTGCACAAGCACATACTGCTGGAGCTGCAGTAGCAATGTATTTTACCGAAACACATTGGGATGATTTAATTGATGGCGTGCTTGCAGAGCATAATCAAAATGGTACTCACGGTGTTGTAACAGCAACAAGCGTAGCAGCTACCTCAAGCGTTACAGTTGGTGGAACATCAGTTGTTACGCCTGCTGGTGCAATAATGCAGTATGCAGGCTCTAGTGCACCTACAGGGTGGTTGTTAGCCGATGGTAGTGCAGTATCAAGAACTACTTATGCAACATTATTTACTGCAATAAGTACAGCATATGGTGTTGGTGATGGTTCAACTACATTTAATGTTCCAAATTTAAAAGGTAAAATTCCCGTAGGTAGAGACAGTGCAGATACAGCATTTGATATATTGGGTGAAACAGGTGGTGCAAAAACAGTTTCTTTAGCTCATACTCACACAACCGATACTCAAGGTTCTCACTCTCACGGTGGAGCAGTTGATAGGGCTATTTATCAAGCTGGACAGTCATCTAATATTGTAAACACAGCTTCATCAGATACACCACCAAGTCACAATCACGCTATTAGTGCAGACGGTTCACACTCCCACACAACTGTTAGTGCATTAAGTGCAACACAATCAGTATTGCAACCTTATGTTGTATTAAATTATATAATTAAAGTATAGGAGTAGTAATGGCAGCATCTAACACAGACAAATTCAAAAAAGCCAGGAGAAGATTTTCTACAACTGTTTCTGCAGGTGGATTTGCTCAAGGAGCAACTACACTGCCATTAGTATCTACAACTGGACTAGATACCGATACAGCCATTACTTTAGTGCTTGACCCAGGTAATGCCAATGAAGAAGTAATTACAGGAGTAGTTTCAGGAACTGATATTATAAATTGCGTTAGAGCTAAAGAAGGAACTACTGATACTACTCATTCTTCTGCTTCTGTAGTAAGTATGTATTTTACTGAAACTCACTGGGATGATATGGTAAATGGTATTTTAACTCAACATAGTCAAGATGGTACACACGGAGCTGTTACTGCTACTTCTGTATCTATTAGTGGTGTATCTGTAATGAATCCAACTGGCACAGTATTAACTTTTGCTGGTAGTTCTGCTCCAACTGGATATTTATTGTGTGATGGAACAGCAGTATCTCGCACAACTTATGCAGATTTGTTTGCAATAGTTAGTACAACTTATGGAGTAGGCAATGGAACTACTACATTTAATTTGCCAGATATGAAAGGTCGTATACCTGTAGGTAAAAATACTGGAACATTTGCAACACTAGGTGGTACTGGTGGTGCTGAAACACACACTCTTTTAACCGCAGAAATGCCCTCTCATACTCATTCAAATAGTTTATCGAGGCAGTTACAAGGTGTTGATGATAGTAATTACACTTCACAAATATCTCGTGGTGATGCAGGTACACCAGATACATTAACGTGGACAAGTGGTGCAACAGGTGGTGGTGGGTCACACAATAACCTTCAGCCTTATTTAGTAATGAATTATATAATTAAAACTTAGGAGATATTATGGCAGCTGCAAATACAGATAAATTCAAAAAAGCAAAAAGAAAGTTTAGTACAACCATAGGAGTGGGTGGCTTTGCCGCAGCTGCTACTACATTGCCATTAACTACTACTTCTGGGTTAGATACAGATACTGCAATTACATTAGTATTGGAGCCAGGTACAATCAATGAAGAAGTTATTACAGGTGTGGTCAATGGAAGTAATATTATAAATTGTGTTCGTGGTAAAGAAGGCACAACTGATTCAACCCACAATGCAGGTGCAGCTGTATCTATGTACTTTACGGAAACACATTGGGATGATGCTATGACTGGCGTATTAGTGGGTCATAACCAAGACGGTACACACGCAACAGATTCAATTATAACTTCAAACATCACCAACTTAGCAGTAACATCTGCTAAAATTGCTAGTTTGAGTTATTCGACAGCTGCTATATCTAATCCGTATAAGTTTAGTGTGTATCGTAATGCTGCCCAAAACCTAAGTGCCAGCGTAGGTACTAAAATAAACTACGACACCGAACTTTTTGATACAAATAACAACTTTGACAGTACAACCAATTTTCGCTATACAGCCCCAGTAGCTGGCTTTTACCAAATAAATATGGTTTGCCAAGTTAATGCTACAACAACTGATATTTTCTACCCGTATATTCAAAAAAATGGCACAACTCAGGTAGTTCGTGGGGCAAGAAGAAATGCTGCTTCAACTTTATTTGGTTTGGGCTTATCTGGAATTATACAACTAGCTGCTTCAGATTATATTGAAGGATTTATGTTCAATAGTGGAGTAAGTACCCCAGCATTAGAAGTAGCGACAATCTATACTAACGCTTTTAATGGCTACTTAGTGAGTCAAACATAATGGCAACTCCTAAAAAAGAAAACTACGAACTGGTGCTTTACCGTCTTGACCAAATAGACAAGAAGCTCGACAATGTAACTAAGAACTATGTTACCAAAGACGAGTTTGAAGATTTTAAGCAAATGGTATCGGTTGAATTGAAAAAGAAAAGCCTGATGAATGTAATCAATCCAATCATTGCCAGCATATCTACTGCAATAGTAACCTACCTGCTAATAGCATTCTTAAATAAATAAAGGAGAATAAATGAAAACTTACCCAATGACCGATGTTCGAGGAGATAGCTACCTAAACCCAGCTTGGCCAGAAGAAGCTCGCAGTGAGAACTCAATAACTAAAATTATCGTACATCACGATGCAGTAGTGCGACAGCACGATTACGACTCAATGGCACGTTACCGAAGCGAAGCAGCAGCTCACTACCAACGACTAGGACCAGGCTTACAATATCACTTCAAAATAGACAACGTTGGCGAGATATTCTGGATTAGACCATTTACTCAAGCTACCTACCACGCTGGCAACTACCCTGTGAACCGCCAGAGCGTTGCTATTTGCCTAGATGGGTATTTTCACCCAGATGTTAATCAAATCCCTACAAGGGAGCAGTATGAAGCTCTCAAGCAACTATTAGACTGGTTATGTACCCAGAACCCTAGCTTTCCAGCCGTACAGAGCGATGTCTATGCTCACCGAGAAGTATCTGACGCTTATACAGCTTGCTGTGGTAATACTCTAATCGGCTTCGTACAGGAATACCGCAACACCAACGGCAACCCAGTAATACCTAATGTGCCTTTTGACTGGCCAGAGATACAACCATCGACCCCAACTCCTAAACCAGCTGATGTACCAATTCCACCATCAGTAGCACCAAAGTATAAAGTCTTC